CTTAGAACATGGCTTTATGATAGACTATAACGTTCCGTGGAGGATGTGTGTAAACATCGGGTCAGGGGAAATGGAAAAATATATGTTGAAATATGGAACTAGTCCAGATAATATTTTCAATGATTATTACGAACCGGCATATACAAAAAATATGAAATATTTTATGGATTATATGCTTAAATATTATAATAGATTTATAACAATGAGACCTAACATTAGAAGAGAAAGAAGTACAGGAGGGGCCAACCCAACTGTTCACAGATATGTCGAGAAAAGACCCCAAATGACAAGGGAAATATTAAATAGTAAATACGGATCAGACTACAGGATAAATTTATTTACTGATCTAAGAAATTACGAAACAAATTACAGATATGATGAAGCTATGATCAATAGAATTAAAGATAACGCTCAAGAATACTTGTTTGTTAATGAAGACGTAACGCCTTCGTATGCATACATAGAACACCAGTTTAAAGGATTCTTTAACGATCTACATGCGTATAATGGGGTTATGATGAAAAGAGAAATTAACGAAAATGAAGAAGAGACAACTGGACAAAATCTCCAGAAGAGGTTAGATTCTTCTGTAGTAGAGTCGAGAGACACACTTTACTAACGGGGGTACTTTGCTTTTCCAGACGCTAGACGATAAACAAAATTGTATAGCTCTATATAAAGATGAAACACTATCAAAGGGGCTCTTACCAGAAGGCCTCAGTCATACCTGGACGACTGCTCAGTATCTTGAGGGACTACCTATAGAGTATGCTTACTTGTACTGTCAGAAGTCACTTTCTGATGCTTGTCCTCCTGATTTCAGAGGCCACTACTCAGAAGCGATCTCACTTCTGCGAGCTTTTATGATATCTACGGATCAAGCTAAAATAGACTTAAATAATCATTGTTTTTATGATCTCATACCAGAACATTTTTTGATTAAATTTTGTGAAATGAAAAATAAGATTTCAGAGTACGTTTTTGACAATTATCCACGTCCAAAGAATTACGACTTCTTGAGAGACCTCTTATTTATTGCCCAAGAGATAAGCTACAGAAAATTAAATCTTGATTTTTCTAAAACATCCCAGGATTGTACTAATTTTGCTATTCGCAATAAGCTTAAGTCGATAAGAGCCACAGATCCTTATGTCAGGTATAATATATTTGGTTCTAAGACTGGTCGTGTGACTTCCTGGCCAAATAGCTTTCCAATATTAACGATGAACAAGGAATTTAGAAAGATAATCTCTCCAAATAATGATAAGTTCGTCGAACTTGATTTTAACGCCTTTGAGCTAAGAACACTTCTTTATCTCTTGGACAAGGAACAACCAGATATAGATATACACCAGTGGAATATTGATAATGTATATCGAGGTCTCGTTACCAGGGACGAGGCCAAGAAAAGAATATTCTCTTGGTTATACAATCTAGAATCGAAAGATCACCTATCTAACCGAGCGTATAGCAGACAGGAAATACTAGATAAGTATTGGAATGGGACAGAAGTCACTAACCCATTTGGTAGGACTATAGAGTCAGATAAGTTTCATGCGGTGTCTTACCTAATACAGAGTACAGCAGTTGACATTGTCTTGAGACAGATGATAAAGATCCACAAGCTGCTGGAAAATAAAAAGTCACACATTGCCTTTACAATCCACGACTCAGTGGTTATAGATATGGCAGAAGAGGATATGAGTTTGTTACCAGAGATAAAAAGACAGTTCTCTACATTCAGGGACACACAGTTCTTAACTAATGTGTCTATTGGTAGCGACTTTGGAAACATGGAGAGCAAAGAATAATGGATATTATAGGACTGGGAGAAGCAGGCTGTAACATAGCCGAATGTTTTAGAAAATACCCACAGTATAATATCTATAAGATTGACGCAGGGGTCAGCGGGGAAAACTGCTTTAACATACCCACACAGAAAGACGCTGAGGCGTATGAGAAAAACATCCCAGATCTTAAAGAATTCTTTAGCAATTTAAGCAATGAGGCAATTTTTATATTCGCCGGGTCGGGGGCCATATCAGGTATGTCCTTGGCAATGCTGCAACAGATTAAAAACAAAAAGGTTACAGTATTATATATTAGGCCAGGTCTTAGAAGCCTCACAGGAAAAAAGAAGTTGCTTGAACGAGCAACCTTTGGTATACTACAGCAGTATGCAAGATCAGGACTTTTGGACGGAATGCACGTTGTAGGCAACGACGTAGTTGCAGGGGTAATAGGCAACTTACCTGTGATAGGATATTTCAATAAGATAAACGATATTATCGCCTCAACGTTACACTTCATAAACGTATTTGATAGGACGAAACACGTATATGGCGTAGTGGAAGACAGAGACCCAGTTTGCAGAATTTCTACAATTGGGCTATTAGATTCAGAGACCTCAGAAGAGAAAATGTTTTATGATTTTGACTTGATAAGAGAGAAAAGTTATTTTTACGCTTTCACGCAGAGCAGACTACTTAATGAGTCTAACTTGATTGAAGACATCGAGAGCCAGATCGAAAAGAAGAAGGAAACATGGTTGACAAAGATTTCCTACAGGTTATACTCTACGGAGTACGAAGCTGATTTTGGTTACTGTTTGTATAGAACCTCAAAGGTTCAGGGGGAAGCGTGAGAGCATATATTGGTTCATTTACTAAAGCTGATGGTTCCGTTAGAAGAATGTACTTTACAAAGCTAGAAGAAATGCCTCCAGGCTTCCTGGATGCAAAGACCACAGGCACAGGCACCTCGCCTACACAGCCTGCGGGAAAGGAGCTTGTCTGGGACCTCCAGGCAGGCAACTTTAGAGTATTTAACTATAATACTCAGCAGGGAGAAATCTCTGTATTTGAATTTGATGAAAATAAATTAGTTTGACAAATTAAGCACGAAGGGATATTAGCTTTCGTGACTATAGGGTAGCCCCCACAATTCATAAATAGGAGAATATACAATGGCTATTAACTTAGATAAGATGAGAAGTAAGCTGGACCGCGCAGAAGGTAAGGGTAAGCGTGCAGATTCTGCATTCTGGAAGCCGCAGGACGGCGAACAGACAATTAGGATCCTCCCCATGCCTGATGGCGATCCTTTCAAGGAGATGTGGTTTCACTATAACCTTGGAGATAATAGGGGCTTTCTTAGCCCGAAGAAGAACTTTGGTGAAGATGACCCGCTGGATAGCTTCGTTCGCAAGCTGTTTAACGAGGGCTCCGACGATTCGGTCAAGATGGCTAAGAATCTGATGGCACGTCAGCGCTTCTTTTCCCCGGTTATCGTCCGAGGTGAAGAAGAAAAGGGAGTCAGGCTTTGGGGCTATGGGAAGATGGCTTATAAGGATCTTCTCAGTCTCGTGCTGAACCCCGACTACGGCGATATTACTGACCCAGACGTGGGAACAGACCTCGTTATCCAGTATGGTAAGCCTGCTGGTGCGTCGTTCCCCCAGACGAATATCACCCCTCGCCGTCGTTCGTCGGCCCTGTGTGGGGAATCCATGGGGGGTTCTGAGATGAGTGCCGAGTGGCTGGAGAACATTCCTGAGTTTGATAAGGTCTTTTCCGAGTCCAGGAAGACTGCTGCTGAGGTGGGCCAGATGCTAGACGAGTGGCTTGCCGGCGAATCGGCAGGAAATGAAGATGTAGAGAAGTATGGTAGCAATACCAGTTCGGTCGTTGACCAGAAGCTCAATCAGCTTCTTAACAACGAAATCCCTTTCTAGAAACTTCCCCCCGCCGCAGGGAGGCACGGGCTGCAAGGTGAAAACAAGCCTTGCTAATAGGTGCCTCATTCTTTACTTATAGGAGATAAAAGAAATATGTTTGAGTTTATTAATCGTGATTACATTTTTGGTGTAGTGACAGGCGTTGCACTATTTAGTCTTATCGCTTTCGCAGCCGGATGTGATGTCGACGAAGGAAAAGATACTGGTGATACTGCCACAGAGGAGTGTGAATCGGAAACGGTAACAACCCCAACTGGCACTACTAGTGGGACTACTTTGCCCACCGAAACGGGTGACACCGGTACAGGAGAAACGTGATAATGAATATTATTAATGAGAACAAGGGCATAATTATTGGTTTAATTGCTGTCTTTGTTGTGTCTGTTAGTTATGGGTATTGGTCGGGATATACTGTTTCGAGTCCAAACGAAGTGTCTAACCAGACCTCAACAGAGGCTGTGTCTAACAGCCCCGAGGCTGAGACGTTGGGTGAAATTGTTGTCATTGCCGCTGAGGCGAATAATGAGGCGAATAACACCGAGGAAGATAATGAGGCGATCGTCGCTGTTCAGGTTAACGAAGCCATTAATCAGGCCGAGGGAACCGACGGTCTTCCTAACGAGTAAGTTCTCGACCGCAGGGAGGCACGGGTTTACAGGTGTCTCATTTTTTTAAAAGGAGGGGATATGGGAAGGGCGCAAAAGGCCGGAAAAGTCGCTATGGGCGACATGATGAAGAAACTAAATAAGAAATATGGTATGGAAGTCGCTCATAATTTGAACGAAGCCAACCCGACAGAGGTGAAGGAATGGATACCTACTGGATCTCGTTGGCTAGACTCTATCATATGCAAAGGAAGGGTAGCGGGCATTCCCGTAGGTAAATTCACCGAGATAGCTGGGCTCTCTGCAACAGGTAAGAGCTACTTAGCGGTTAACATTGCCGCCAACGCCCAGAAGATGGGGCATTATGTAGTGTATTTCGACTCAGAGAGTGCTATAGATCCCTCCTTTATCCGTGGTGCCGGGGTAGATACAGCCCCAGATAAGTTTATGTATATCCAAGCGGTCACCGTAGAACAAGTCTTTGAGATGACGGAAGAATTCATTGGCTCTGGCGAAAAGGTACTTATTATCTGGGATTCCATTGCCAACACTCCGACGGAGTCGGACAAAGAGGGTGGCTTCAACCCCAACTCATCAATTGGAAAAAAGGCAAGGACCCTTTCCTTGGCCTTCCAGAAGCTGACTGTGCCTTTAGCCAATGCTCAGTGTACGTTCTTAGCTTTAAACCAATTAAAGACAAATATTGCTAGTACTCCAGCACAGAGAATGGAAGTGATGATGGAGCCATATGTCACACCTGGCGGCAAATCCACTGTTTATGCCACTTCACTCCGGATTTGGTTGACGGGGCGTAAAGCGAAGGCTGCGTATATAAAAGACGAGAATGGGTTCACGATAGGCTCTGAAATTAAGGCAAGACTTAAGAAGTCCAGGTTTGGTACAGAGAGGAGAGAGTGTACTTTTAAAATCATGTGGGGAGGCGAT